TGATCGATTCCGATAAGCCGAGTTACAAGGATCCTCCTCGCGAAGTCAGCTATTACGCGTATAAACGTATCAACCATTTCAATGAGTGGCTGGCGCAATTTCAGGCCAAGGAGAGTACGGAAATTCCCACCGAAGTCTACGATGCAATTGTGCTCGAACTCAAGAAGGAGAAGATTATGGATTTCCGAACTCTGAAACACAGCAAAATGAAGGAAATTCTCAAGAAGCTGAAATTCAATAAGTACTACGAGCATATTCCCCACATTATGTACCGTCTCAATGGCCAAACAGGGCCTGTGATGACGAGGGAGGTCGAGGAGAAGCTGCGTTACATGTTCAAGGAGATCCAGCCTTCATTCCAGTCCCATTGCCCCAAGGGTCGCAGCAATTTCCTCTCGTATTCCTACGTTCTCTATAAATTCTGTGAATTGCTGGAACTCGATGAATATCTCCCGTGTTTCCCGCTCCTCAAGAACAGGGATAAATTGTATATTCAAGATAAAATCTGGCAGAAAATCTGCTCGGATTTATCATGGGAGTTTATTAAGTCGATTTAACGCATCGGGAATCCAACAAGATTGGCACCTAGACCGAAGCCAGCACCACCACGCGCGCTCATTCCAATGCTCGGGCTTACAACATCAAGGATAGCAAACACTGCCGCGGCAACAAGGGCGAGGCTTAGAACATCCTCAACAGGGAGCGAGCGCTTGGGGATAAAGATAGCGGCAACCGCTACAAATAGACCCTCAACAAGGTACTTGATCACGCGATTGACAACTTCGGATGTAGAGTTCATTATATCTAATATATAGATTTTTTATCACGGTAACGGTAAGTAACGGCAAGTGCCAAAGAAAAGTACCCCCTTGGGGGTACTTTTCTGTAGCATACTTGCCATCATAGGTTTGTAGGCAATATTAAGTACCCCCTTTTAGGGGGTACTTAAGTTTAGCACAAGACGGTATGCCGGTCTAAACACTCCGAGATATACACCTCAGAGTGAAATGTCTGTTGAGCCACGCGAGGATTTTCTAACGGAAGATCTCGAAATTCCTGGGCAGAAATTTTGTCTACTGAGCTTTCTGAGTCCGGAGAAGGTACTTGCCAATAAGGATGTTTTCTTTTTTTCCAAATTTCTTGATTCATTTGAATATACGCAACGCGTAACATCATTTGAGGAGTTTCTTATGTCAACTGTTAAGTCTGTTAATGACAAACTAAATGTTGATGCAGATAAAGCTGATTCTATGGATCTAAGTGGAGTAGCCCTAAGTCTTCGCAATAGCCGGGTGCGTATGGATACGCTAATGGACGACTTACAGAAGTTTGTAAAGGAAAAGCAGTCAGAGCTAAAGGAAACAAAACTTAATGCGCTATACGATGAGTTTGTCTTCGCAAATCGTGAAAAACTAGAAGAGTCGTTCTATGTTAAAAATGAGTTCCGGACATCTATGCGCGGTCTAAAAATTCGGGGAGTCTACGCCACAAATGAGGAGGCAGTCGCCCGTTCAAAGAAACTTCAGCGTAATGATACACTTCATAATATCTTTGTTGGGGAAGTGGGGAAGTGGCTTCCTTGGGATCCGGCTCCATCCGATGTGGCTGACCAGGAATATGCCGAGGAAAAACTCAATACCCTCATGAAGAAGTATAAGGAAAATGAGGATGCTCGCGAGGCTTTTGAACGCGAGAAGCGCTCAAACATGCAGAGTTCTAAGGCCCGTGCTGGACCTTCATCGGCACCCTCACTTGAGGGTGATTCACTTGTATCAGCGGCCTCAACAAGTGCTGCCGAGTATAATCAGATGTTTGGAAACTCTGGGCCGGCTGATCTTGCAATGGCACGTAAGATGGAAGCAAAGGCATCACCAGATGCCTAATATTTTATGATTAGTGAATGAATATCATTCTTAGATCATAATGTTTACACGTTACTTGTTCCCCCAATAGTTATTTGTAATTGCGGGCATAACAGAACGGCACGTATTCTCTTGGCAGAATTCACCCTCCTGGCACGTTACACCCTTACAGTCTGTATCACGAAATCCCTCTGGGAACATGGGAGCATAGGTATTCCGTAGCCAAGGAAGAAAGGCAACAACAACAATTAAAAATATTGCAAGTCCTAAAAGTCCAAATCCTGAACGGCTATTCATTCTGTAGTACTCGAAGAAACTTTCTTCTCAAGGAAGAACCGGAAGGGGGTTCCTTTCTACTGGTGTAGTGAGGTCGTACGACATACACATCCCATTTGCACATCTAAGATTCTCAGGACAGGGAAATAGGTCTACACCACATCTTATACCATCATTTCCAACTCGCGTTCCTGTATTTGACGCAAATCCTTCTTGTTGTAGAATACCTCTATCAAGAAGGGGTTGAATTCGTACATATCTATCTACAGTAAGTAGTACCACAGCAATTAATAGAAGAACACCTAGACTATATTTCATTGGTCTAATTAGAATATACTTAGAATTTACGAACATTTACAGGGGGTCCCCTTAATTTTCTAGCAGCATTAGGGTCATACGGAGAGGCATCCTCCTCCCGCTCCCTATAGGCCTGTGCTCCAGAATGTTGCCAGAATTCAGGAGCTCCAATTCTAAATTCAGGTTGAATTGTTGCCTTGTACCAAAAAATTGTATCCTCAAGTTTCGACGAAAGGCTTGTATTATCAATTACAAGAACCTCGAAATTTTGAGTACACTGATCCATAATTTGGCAGAAAAATTCAAAGGAAGGAAAGGCAGATGCATAGTTATCGTAAATACGTTTACGATTATTTAGATACGGCTCGCGTAATATAAAAACAAAATCGACGTTTGTTCTTAGTGCCGGTTGAATTCCAAGAGGATACTGCATTGTAATAAGGAAGAACGTCTTCCAGTGCCGACCGTTCATAAAAAGGTTACGAATATTCTTATCATGCGTCCAACTATCATCATACATACAGTCATCTAGAATCATAAATGAACGAGGGTCAAGCCGTGATTTTACACCGCGCGAAGCATCTTCTCCAATCTTTGCCACAATCATTCGCTGACGTTTTACGTAATTTGCAAGAATAACAGGATTGAATTCATTATGAATAAAAATCGATGGAATCATTTTTCCATAGAAGGAGTTTGACTCCTCTGTACCGCTTATTACGGTACCGAGTGGCATATCCTGGTGATGATACAGAAGGTCACGCACAAGAGTGGATTTTCCCGTGCGCCGACGGCCGATAAAAATAACAACAGCATCCTGTGGAATACGCTTCATGTCAAACTTCTTGATATTAAAATTCACGTGTGCCGTAGATGATGCCATGCTAGTTAAGTATAATCAAAAATTTTGCGGTTTTATACATGAACACGCTTCTCAACTACTCCAAGATGAGTCAACTCCGGGGGATTCCATTACCTACCCCCAAATTCTGGACCGGTCCCTTATCAGAGGAACTATTTCGGGTAAATGGCTATAAAACTCTCCAGACCTTTTTTCCAACTTTGACAAAAGTCTTCAGACTTGCAAAATGGAATTCAAATGAGGAAATTTGGATGGACACTTGTTGGAGAATTCAATCCATAGATTGCTCCGGAACAAGTGGTCCATGTACTGTGAATGTGAAACGGAATTCAGACGTGAGTGGGGCTTACGTAGTTCAGAACGCATTTTTAAAGGTAACTCATCTTCTAGATCCTGTACAATGGATTCGTGGCCAATACAGTCTTCCAAAAGAGGCTGGACTTCCATGGCACCATAAAGGATGGCTCCGCGCCTGGCAGAAATTACAGGACCCCGGAAATCAAGCATATATTGATACTGTCTGCTCATATGCTGTTGGGCGCCTTCGCGAAGAAGGAATTAGCCCTCACTTTAACACCTTTTATGGTGCTTTTTGTGCACGTGCTAATAAATATCGGTACAATCTGACCGATGAGTTTCAATCATATAGACATGAACGATGGTTCTGGAAGGGATACAAGCGCCATCTTTTTGAGTTCAAGGTAGTAAATCGTCTAAATCCAGATACACCCATACCCGATGAAATGATGGCTGAAATTCTTCATGAATACAGTGATGACTCAGATAATTCATCAGGCTCTGAGTCACTAGAGGAAATCCCACTTGCAACAACTGATATTGGCTCAATTCATTCAGATTCAATGGATGATATTTCTTTAGAGGAAGAGAGTGCTTCTAATGCTTCAGATGATTCTAGCTCGGAGCCAGATCACACAATTTACGCTGAGATGTGTGATTATCCTGTAATGCTAATCATAACTGAAAAGAATGAAGATACTATGGATTCGCTTTTTGAGAATTTTAGTGAGGTAGGTGCCAGTCCTGGAAGCGCGGCCTGGCTGAAGCGTTGGACAGCGTGGATATTTCAAGTTGTTGCTGCCCTATCGGTAGCCCAACGTATTATTGGATTTACACATAATGACCTCCACAGTAATAATATTGTGTGGAGCAGAACGCAAGAAGAATTTTTCAATTATAAGACGGAATCTGGAATGCTATTCAAGGTTCCAACATATGGTAAGGTATTTCGCATTATCGATTATGGACGGGCTATTTTTCGCATTAACGGACAGCAATTTGTAAGCGATGATTTTAAGAAGGGAAATGATGCAGATGGACAGTACGCTTTTCCTGCTGTTTCACAGAAATATACAAAAGAAGTTCCGCCAAATCCGTCCTTTGATTTAGCGCGCCTAACAGTTAGCATGATTGATGGAATTTTTCCAAAGAAACCCGCGGTAAAACCGGCGGCAGATATCTTAAGCAAGGAGCCTGGATTAACTGTTTTAGAAACAGTATCTGACCTTTATAATTTGTGTTGGTCCTGGATGATTGACGATGAAGGAAAGAATATATTTATTAATGCCGATGGTACCGAGCGGTTTCCTGATTTTGACCTGTATAAACACATAGCAGAATTTATACATGGCGCCGTACCGGCGAAACAATTTTTTACGCCGGCATTTCAGGCGTTTCGTATTGAGGAAACAGTAGGAAAAGTGTATCCGCTTTTCTCTTAATGGCAAATGCCAAAGTTATTAAGCTTTAGGAATTGACATGTATAATAAAGCACCACCAACTACAACAACTGTTATACCACCTAGTATTAATATTGTATTGGAGCCTTCATCTTTTGGAGGTAATAATAACTGAAATCCTTCGGGTTTATTAAAAGCAATATATCCAAGCATCTTAAAAGCAACATACGTAATTATAGCAACCGTTACAAAAACTACAATTTGCATTAACAATCCACCCTTCTTAAATAACTTGCCCATTCTAATTATAAGACAAGTGGAATTTCTAGAATCTAGGAACTCCAACACGTACTTCTTCCGATGAGTCTGGTACAAATGAAAGAGCTTTTACAGATGTTGCCTCTAGCATATTTGTAACACCAGTTACATCAGGTACACTTGATACACTTGCCATAGTACTTGCTGTTTTATTCGCAATTAGAGAAGATACTGATATTATTCCAGCAATTGCCTTTGTAACTGATTCAGGAAGAAACTGCATAATACATAAAACAAGAATAGCTCCTAGAATGAAATCTCTAGCAATTATCTTTGTAGCCGGAATCTTTCGCTCAACATAATATGTTCCTCCCACAGACATAAGCGATAATGCTACACCACCGAAAATAGGTCCAACCCATATTGGAACAGAGCTCACTTCGGACATCTGGTGGCATTAAAGGAATTCACATATCTTTTTTTACGCAAGCGTTTCAAAATCAAACTCCAGATTTTCAGATTCCTCTTTTTTTGGAGGTTCATTTTCTTCTACATCTTCAAAGTCAATATCATCAGTATCTACTTCAGTTGATTC